CCACCCATTTCCTCAGCACGAGTCATAGCGCGTCCATACAACTGCTCACGCTCTAATGCTCGTTGCTGCGAAGCTAACGCAGATCTCTGTGTAAGTTCACGTTCTGCTAGACCTCGCTGTGATGCGCCCGCAGTTTCCATCTCCGCAAGCCTACGACTCTCAGCAGCTATATCAGCTCTTTGACCTGTAGAGGCTAGCGTACGATCCCATTCCATAGGATTCGCAGACCCATACAACTCTTCACGAGCTAACTGTCGTGCTGCTGATGCTTGTACTCCCTGAGCTTCAAGTTCAGCTGCGCGCATTTGCATTTGAAACTCACGGTCTCTCGTAGATTCAGTCTGCTGAAAATCGCGCCCTCTAGCATCTTCGCCAAACTGAGCTTGTTGGAGAGCTGCTCTAGATGCCCGTTCAGCAGCTCCTTCAGAAGTAGCTAAATTATATTGCTGTTGTGATTGTATAGCTCGTAGTTCTCTGTCTGCTTGAGATTCCCCTAGACGAGCCTCACGCTCTAAAGCGGCTTCACCAAACTGAGCAGTTTGTAAATCCGCAGTTGCTTGACGATCCAAACCAGCTTGGCCACGCCTTAGATTACGTTCTGCGAGACCCTCTGTTCTACGCAGCCCACGTTCCATAGATGCTTGCGTAGCTTCTTGAGTTAGAGCTTCCCGCGCTAAAGTATCTTCACCATCGATCGACCCTAAAGCCTGTTGTGCAGCTAAGGTTCGTTCTTGATCTATCTGACCTAACAACTCACCCCGACGAAGTGCGAGTTCTTGACCTTGTAGCGTAGTTGTAGCGTCTTCGTCTCCATACAACTGTTGAGCCGCTAGAGTTCTATCATCACCAAGTTGTCCTGTAAGCCCTGCACGTTGAAATGCTTCTTGCTGTAGACGTTGACTACGAGCTTCTGTTTGTCGTGATGTATCATCACCTCCAAGATCAGTGCCAAATGTCTGCGCTAATCCAGTACGATATGCTAAATCCTGACGTTGCTGATCTAGCGTTCTTTGCCCACCGTACATACCAGTTAACGCTCCACGTTGCATACCTTCTTGTGCTAACGCAGATCTCTCAGCTTCACGTTGCTGATCACGTCTTAGAGCATCCTGAGACTGAAACTCCCTAGTGCCTAATTCTCTAGAGAACTGCCCCATACGTTCAGCTTCAGTCTGCTGCCTACCGGCTAATCCATACTGTTGATCAGTACCGTATAGACCAAGCCCTTGTTGTATAGCTTGTCCTATGCCGGCTTCACGTTGAGCTTCGAATTGCGCTCCTAGTGCTTGCTGACCTCTAACTACACCCGACTCAAATTCCCCAAACTGCGAAGCCGTAGCTCCACCCCCACGTAATACCCCAAGCCTATTCAAACGCTCAGATAGATCCTTACGCGATTTCTCGGCTTGAGCTTGATAATCTCCCATAGCAGCTTTACGGCGTTTCTCATACGGATCTGCCGTCAATCTACCAGATATAGCACTCTGTAACTGTCCTCCAAAACTTCCTGTAGCCATTAGTGTACTCCTAGCTTACGTACAGTTTCTGGGCCGATGGATTTATACATTAACATCGAGCGGCGTACTGTAATAGGTTGATCTAAGGTACTGTTTTCGTATCTTATCTGACTCACAGGACTATAGCCATGCAAATCAGTATCGTTCATAAATGCAGTGGTCGCTGATCTAATACTCGAAGATCCTATAGTAAATTCAGTTACTAGCGCATCCGTAGGATCACCTACTTGGAAGGTATCACCCTTTGTGACAATCCCTGGGCCTGTTTGATACACTGATGTATCATACGCCACATCGGCAGCGTTGAACTCATGCCTAGCATATAACCATCTAACTCTTGCAGCCACAGAAATAGGAGGCGTGGCAGCAGTAGTAGCTTTAACTGTAAATGCTGATGACGCGTCATTAGTCCCTGTGTTATGTTTAAACAACAACCCATCAGCGTTCCCTCCTAAATGTGGCAGATCTTCAAAATACGCACCACAAATACGAGTGTTCCCTGTATACACACCTACCCATTGACGTAGTTTGTAATTCCATACTATAGCAACATTCATATACTGCTGACTAGTGCCATACGGTACCCAGAACCATACTTGATCGTCTGAAGTTACTAAATGCGCGAAACTATAGCTTAATCTGTCCTTGTTAATATAATCCCAAAACTCTGATCCATCAAAATTACCTGATACCTTCTGAGGTGGTTCAGATCCTCCCCATTCGTATATACCATCACGCCGCATAAATAACTGATTACCATACTCATCAGTAACTACGCTACGTCTAGATATCGTCCCTCGGTCTGCGCGCCGTTGTATACTATATGGTATGTCAGCATTACCCGTGGGAAACAAACCCCAGATGCCATCCTCATTATGGAGACCTAGGAAGCTCTTAATGGGTGCTACACCTGTGATTTGACCATCTGTGATATAATAATCATTAGCCCCAAATGATGTTATATCTGTGGTTGAAGAGTAATGAGCTAACCGCTCACCTTGGTTGGTGCTGACATACCAAAGCCTGTTATCCCAGAATATAGTCGAATCCGCAGAAGTAACCCCACTAGATCCCATACCCGCGGCTGCTATATTACCTGCCGCAGCAGGCCACTTAATAGGCGCGTCGTTGCCTATACCATTGACTCCTATTAATGTCCCACCTGCATTAGTCGTGATCCAATACTTATCTATATGTGATGTAATACTAATCGAGGCTGTACGATCTGTCCATGTGCCACTTATATCTTCAAAGAACTTATCTCCTGCAATAGCAAACACCGCACTTGAAGATGCCGTAAATCTTTGCTTACCCGTAGCCACTATAGACGGGGAACTAGACAAAGCACTAGATATGTACTTCGCTGTTCCCCGCCGAGTATTCAATGATCCTGCGTTATCTAGGTACATATTTTCAATCCTAGACAGCACGTTAGGCTGTAGATCAATAGCAGGGACAGAGTAGTTTACTGTCTGCCACGGGCCAAATTGAATACCTTCCGCTTGTATTGCCATTAGGAAGCTACCTGTAATGAACCTTCTTGAACTACGAAACTAAATTGTCCTGGCATAGAATCTCTACGCCCCATACGGAATTTACGATCTGAACTAACATTACGATTGTACATTAATCCTGTTTGTACGTAGCTTTGTTTATACTCGTTTTCTTTAAGCGCTCCCTCAGCATCACCCTTTTCAGAATGATACAGTTCTGATATACCATGCATTATAGCGGCTTGAAACCATACAGGAGCGTATATATCATAATTAGTAGTAAGATTAGTAGTTGTAATATCAGGCACATCAGCTACGTATTCGTAGGTAACCGTAGCTGTGGAATCTGGCTGAGGATATAGCGTAACCTGAGTTTCTCCGTCAGAGGACTCGTTCACGCCACTGAAGAATAAAAACCTAGGATCGCCAGTTTCTGACCTGTCTATGTCTAACTCATCTATATAACTCTCAGTTACAATTTTAATCGGATTATCATTAGTTGTATCTTTAAAATGCCTAGTATGAGCTACATCAGATGCTAGATCATACTCAGACGTACCAGAAGACGTACTAAACGTACCTTGCTTATGCCTAAATACCCAAGGCATAGACAATAACTCTGCCATTGTCATATTTGCATAATCTATGGCATTATCTCGATACGTTTGATTAGTAATCGTCAAACCTGCACGTCGTAATGCTATATCTAATATAGTCTGCGGAGTCATAATTACTCACTCGCGGTTAGAGCCAAAGCCTCGAAATCGTCATCGTATTCAACACCCGTGCTACTTACCTGATTTCCGTCAAGCCATTTCTTCTGCCATAGCTCTACAGCACGTTCGCCTTTAAGCGCAATCGCCTCTGGAGCTACAGGGACAAAATCCTCACCGTGATACGCTTCTCCATAAGTACGCATATTCTGGAGTGCGTCAATATTACCCTTACGCCGTTTCTTAGTGACCGTTGATACACCAAGAGCTTTAGCCATAAGATTCTTAGTTTCGTCAGACGACCCTTGGATGAGTTTTACTAGTGCATCCGCGGTAAGCGCGTCTTTCGGGACAGCACTGTCCGTAACGGGTTTAGGAGTTTCGGTTGATTTATTCATTTGGGTTTACGTTTAGGCTTACGCTTAGTAACAGTTTTTCCTGTGGACTTAGCGTAGGACTTGGCAGCTTTCTGACCTGCCTTGGAATATGAGAACTTCTTACCACCTACTTTTGGCATTTGTAAGCTCCTTAGTTAAGGTGAGGGTA